CTCTGTGGGCGACCCGCAGGACGCTGTGTCGTCCAGGAGAATCTGCAACTGCCCAGCGGTGGTAGCGATAGAGCATTTAGCCCAGAACTCCACCGTGTCGTACTTTGAAATGTTTAGGCTCGATATCGAATCGGTGATCTTGTCACCCGCCGATGCGCCCGCTGCTACCGTGACCTTGAGACTACTGTTCCCTTCCTTCTTGTCCTCACCATCAGTTGCTTGGGTGAAGCTCGCGTCAGTTGTCTCGTCAAAGACAACATTACAACGATGGATATATGCAGATCCAAATTTGGAACGGTACTCAATTCTGTTAATAATTTCGATACCAGATGGTATATCCAGGCGGTAATCTACCCCATCGCCATGCAGGGCGACGCTCTCGACGGGATCATAATATTGTTTGACCACAGAAAGGATCGCAGTATTCATCATTGCGCGTATTCGTGCAGGTGGAAAGTCAGCATCCCAAAGCTCGTAGGTAACACCAGAGCCAACTGATGCTGAAGCTACCGGTAGAATCGTGAGGTCAACGTCATTGACTGCGGGAGTATCTATCCGGGTATCGGAAACCCTGACAATTTCTCCACTACTGTCACCAGACGTGAAGACCAGCCATTTTCCGTTGTGTCCATCGCTCCCCAAGCTTCCACGGAGCGAGGTATCAATTACAGAAGAGGTATCTCCACCAGCCGTGGTCGTAGTGCCTTCTGTGACAGCACCTAGATTGTACCCAACGGCTGTTTCCAACTGCTTGCGAGTGCGGCCAACAACAGGCAATCAAATTCCTCCAAGTGGGGAGCGTTCTTAGGCATTCACGATTTCTTTTTCTTTGGCAGGCTTATTGCCATTAAGTTCAGCCAGCTTGGCTTCGAGTGCAGCGATGGTGGTCTCTCGCTCTTCGAGGATACGCGCCATAGCCTGGACCTGTATCTGTAGGCGGAACATAGGGTCCTGGGCCATTACCGCATTTACATCGTCCACTGTTGGTACAATTTTCTCATCCATCTACCACCACCTAGTGTGCAAGTTTTCTGCCCAGTAACGGTGCGAAGCCTTGATCTCTCTTAGAATATGGGGTAACTCTTTGACCTGCGCCTCATTCATGTGAGGCTTCTCTCGTACTTTATTCCATCCTTTGAGCACCGACTCCCTGGCATAGTGTTCTATTTCTTCCAAGAACATGGGGTCTTTCATCTCGTCGTCGGTGCCGAGGATGGTTACGACTTCGGAACGACCAGACTCAGGATCAATAACCCTGTAACGAGTCTGGTCGTCCCACATTCCCACTAGGGGCGATGTCATTGCGTTCGCCCCCAGCCTAATACCTGATGGTTAGGAGACATACCTGTTTGTCAGTATCTACCGAGGGGATGCCAATCGCAGTTCCTATGGACTGGATATCATCCTCACCAGAGAGGTCATACAGTTCTGCTCGTCCAGATTCTCCAGATGCCTGAGATATCTGGAGACCGTCACCAACGACCCCAACCGCTGCGCCGATAGCGACGCTGCCAATGCCAGCGGTCTGTATCCAGCCATAGTAGTCGGCTGTCATGGGGATAGTTGTTACGCCTAGTGCGCCAGTTTCCATGGTGCCGTCACCATCCATAATCTTTACAGCCGAATAAGGGTTCACGAATATCCCGAACAAACTGGAGGTCGTGGTAGCAGTTCTCAACCCGTCAGGCTCATCAATCGTGATAATGACCGTGTTGTCGTCAGACGCATCATGGGCAGGGTGGGACTTGATCTTGTAGACCTCCCCTTCACCAGGGCCATCATTGAAGATCAGGTAACCGTCTGCATATTGGTCTTTAGTCAGGTCGGTGGTAGGAACCTCAACGCTTACGGCTGTTGTGCCTACGGCGTTGGCATTAGCAGGCACATCCATGTCATGAGCAGCGATGGCAAACGCAGCGGCGGCATCTACAATCATCCCTGCGGTAGTGATCGCAGCACTTCCGCATCTGGCATAGTAGAACACCCTGCCATCAGGAAGCTGCGCCCGTGTTCCAAGCTTCCGCCCCTTAACGGAAGTTTCTTGCTTTTCTTGTCCGTAATTCAAAGATACATCTACGGGAAATGCCATATCAAACTCCTTTTATAACAGGCTCAAAGTCCTGCGATCCCCGATATTTAGGGCCTCGGGGATCTTTACAGCCCCTACTATTTGCGTCGCGCAAACGGCTTGGTTCGGACGGCAGTGCAGCCCTGGATATTGCACGGGCTGCCTACCGTCTTACTGAATCGGTGCTGATGCGTAGACGGTGCCGCAGCATCGCCACCATCAGAATCAGGCTGGAGAGGCAAGCTAGATTCAGATGTTATCGGCATTGCCCCTTCAGGCTTCCACGGTGTGTTAGTCTGGACCCCCGTCGGGGGGAAGAGGGTCCAGCCTTTCTTTTCGTATACGTCCCTGTGGTAGGGGTCCGATGGCAATTTATTCGGAAGGGCTACACCATCGGCTCGATACCATTGAGCTTTAGGCGCTGGCGTGTACGACAGTTCTACTGCTACGCCATTCCGTTTGGCTTGTGCCTTTAGGGCTTCCGTTGCCTGCCATTCTTTAAGTGTTGGCATGATAATCCTTAAGCAGTGGTGCTAGGATTGGCTGCGTCAAAGGTGAGAGGAGCACCAAGGCTGTCGTCATTTTCAAACGCTGCGTAGTCAGCCACAAAGTTCACCTCCCAAGCTCGGAGGGAAGCGTCCCGTTCCCGCTCTGAAGAGAAGGACTTGGACTCCAGGTATCCGATGGCATCCTTGGCCTTGATAACGCCGATGGCATCATCATTGGAGTCACGGCTAATGTTACCGCTCTCCATAACGGGGACATCCCAGAGTTGGTAGCCCTTCCAGGCTTTGCTCAGGAGTCGGGCCGAGTACCCTTCGGGCAGCGGGCGAATAGTCCCTGAGCCAATAGTGCTCAGATCCTTAGCCAGTCGCATCACTGCGTTGGGATGCTGGAGGATGGTCAGGTCGTCACCCATTTTCTGGGTCTTGGCGATGCTGACACAAGCAGTTGCATTGGCTGCGCTAAAGGCTGCGGCGGCTGCGCCCAGTGTGGTGCCACCATTTAGACCGGAGAACAGGCTGATGCCGTCGTCCTCACGCTTGCGCTTGTAGGCATCACCCATCTGCCGTCCAACAGTAGAGAAGCTCAACTTGGACTGTTGGCGCATCATTTTATCGGTGAGAATGATCTTTGCGCCCACCTCAGCGGTGGTTACCGACACGGTAGACAGCCCAATATCTTCTTCATCCACCATGTCTCGGCCATCTTCCAGGTCTGACATGGACATCTGGCCTACCTTAAGAAATACACCAGTATCCTCACCCTTAGCTAGTCGGTCATGCTGGCATGTCCCATACACCGGAGCATTGTGCTCAATGGTGTACCGGGCCGACCCGATCATCTCTTTAGAAGCGTTCTCGATCTGTCCTGTGGTAGCGGTCTGGGCCATTGTAAGTCCTCCTATGTATTACCGATTGCCAGTAAGTCTTCCTAGTTCCGCGTGTTCGTTATCCGTGAGTTCATCCTTAGACATCAACTGGTCCATGCGCCGTTCTCTACTAGGGCTGGCACTAGATGATGTCACGCTATTATCCGGGCTCGTAACCGGAGTCTTCGATTGTTTCATTGTAGCTATCTGATGCTTCAATGCCATGTTTTCCATAATGTCGGGGTTTGGCGCACTAGCGATAACATCTGGGCTAACGCCGTACTGCTCCGCATACATCTTGATATAAGCGTCTTTGGTACGCCGTTCTTTTTCCATGGTCACGCCGTATTGAGCAATCGCCTGCTTCTGCTGGGCAATCTCAATCTTGCCGTTCTCTAGTTCTTCCCAAGAGATGGTATGTTGCCGTATCTCTTCTGGGCTGAAACCCTGACTATGCCATTGCTCCTGTCGCTGATACAACTCTGCTTGTTTCTCACGCTGGTACTCTTGCCATTGTACTTCTTCTAGCTTTTGGCGATATGCAAAAATCTCCTCTTGGCTTTTGCGGCGCTCCGCATCTTTTGCTGCCTGAAGAGTTGCCTCTGGGCTATCACTATCTGGTGCAGCAGGAGTGCTAGGGGGTTGCTCTGTCGAGGGGACAGCCGGATCCTCTGCAACCTCTTCTGTAACTGGCTGATCTTCTTCTATATCATCAGGGGTTTTGTCGAGATACTCTTCAGTATCTGCTACGTCAATAACCTCATCGGTAATATTTAGTCGTTCAGTCGTCATAATCCTCCCAAAAAATAGGTCGTCTAAATAGGCGACCTAGCGCACACGGGAAAGCTATTCCCTTATATTAAGCCCGACTATATAACTACTTTATCTCTATTGTCAATAATTACAGACCAGCGGCCACATCTGGAACAATGCAATACTAGCTTGCCATCCAGTTCCTCAGCTACCTTGCGTTGGCAATGTGGGCAACGTACATCTGTCATCTCATTGCCGCTGTTTCTGCCTCTAATTTTTCCAACCTGCCCCAAAGACTTCGCTGATGCGCAGTAAGTCTCTTTCGTTCCCGCCCCAAGTCAATCCGACGATCTCGCTCTTCTATATACTCTCTATATGATTCTATTGCATCAGGATCAATTTGATCTTCTTTCATAGTATCTACAATAGCATCA